GGCGAACTGAACAAGGAAGTCGCCCGGCTCAAGGCCGAGGTCGAGCGGCTGACCAAGGCCGGGGACGCGATGGCTGAAGAACTTGTGCGACTTGAAGCGGCATTCAATGGCATTGAATCAGCAGAGGCTCAAATATGGTACATCGCCAAGGAAGGAGGCTGCCCATGACCCTAAACCAGCGCTTCTCCGTCGTCGCCCTGCTGCTCCTCGGGCTCAACGCCCAAGCCAAGACCGACGCCGCCTTCCTCGAGGCCGTCGCCGCGGTCGAGTCCGGCCACAATCGCAAGGCCATCGGCAAGGCCGGTGAGCGTGGGATGTATCAGGTCGGCAAGGCCGCATGGGACGACGCCTCCGCCCGCCTCAAGGCCGAGGGCCACTACGCCTTCCCCTGGTCTAAGTGGCGCGACGCTACCGCCCAGGACATGGTCGCCGCCAGTCACCTCCGCTGGATCAGGTCGAACTTTCACCGCCTCGGCATGACCGACCCTAGCCCCGAACAGATGGCGCTCGTCTGGAATGTCGGATGGTCGGAGGCCCGCAGCCGAGACTTCCGGGCGAACGACTACGCCTTCCGCGTGGCTAATTTATTCCGCTCGCAAAAGGTTTTGACCCGTTGAAAGTTTCGACCATGTCTCACATGGTCATCGCTGTCGACCCCGGTGCATCAGGCGCCTTCGTGTGGTCGGTCGACGGCATCGGCATCGAGACGCGGAAGATGCCCGGGTCGGACGTCGAGATCTGCGAGCTGATGGCCGAGCTCTCCTGCAAGACGAAGAGCGTCGCCCTGTTCCTCGAGACGCCGAGCGTCGCCGGCTACGGCCCGAAGATTCCCGGCTCCTCCATCGCTAAACTCCAGTTCAACGTCGGCCTGATCTACGGCGCATCAATCGCCATGGGCTGGCAAGTCCGCCGCATCGACCCGAAGGCATGGCAGAAGACTCACCCCGTCGGCAAGAAGGCCGACCACGGCTCCGGCTGGAAGCGACACCTCAAGGCCAGGGCGAAAGAGCTCTTCCCCCAGACCGACGTCTACGACTGGACGGCAGACGCATTGCTGATTTACGACAGCGCCATCCGCGGCGTCATTAACTGAGTTAACATAACTCAGGCAAACTTTCCCTTTTGTAACCTTTCCAACCTATGAAGAAAAACACCCTCTCCCCAAACGCCGAGATCCCTGGCACGCAGTACATCCTGCTCCCCGACAACCGCGTGGCCCGTCTGCTTACGCCCACCGTCCGCCCCTCCGGCGACAATTACAACCTCCGCATCGGCGGCCGCACGCGTCAATTCACGCTCGAGGCCATCAAGGCCATCATCGCCGGCGCCGACCCCGCCACCGTCGGCAACAAGTAACCCTTCCCACATGAGCACCACGCCCAAAACCCAGTCCGCCACCGCTTCGCTTGTCGCCGCCCTCGCGGCCCTCGACAACGTGAAAGCCAACAAGATCGTGAAGGCCAATTTCACCGCCAAGTACGTCTCCCTCGACGCGCTGCTCGACGCCGTGAAGCCTGTTCTCCTCGACCATGACCTCGCCCTGATCCAGACGCTCGTCAGCCAGGAGGGAAAGGTCGGCGTCTCGACCGCCTTCCTGCATACCTCCGGCGAGCGCTTCGAGTTCGGCACGCTCCTGGTTAAATCCGAAGGCCTGACCCCTCAACAAGTCGGAGGCCTGATCACCTACGTCCGCCGAATGTCCATCAGTACCGCATGTGGCATCAGTGTCGACCTAGACGACGACGGCTCCGCGGCCTCTGGCTTCCGTTCTGCGGCCGTTTCTAACGTCGCCCCTGCCTTCTCCCCAACCCCCCGTCCCCTGACCAAATGAGCGACCCTATCGAAGACGCCTTCAAGTCCCTGCACCAAGGGAACCTCCTCGCGGCCAAGGACGCCCGCATCCGTCAGCTCGAGGAACGCCTCGAAGGCATGCGCGAGGCCGGCGACGCTCTCTGGTACTGCGTCCGCCACGCCCAACGCATCGACGCCGAGGAGCTCATCGACGCCATCGAGGAATGGCAGGAGGCCCGTAACCATGGCTGACATCCCCAAGGGCATCGAGAAGATCGCGGCCACCGTCCCGCGTCAGTACGCCCTGCTCCTCTTCCTGGACGGCTTCCCCTACGTCGAGATGACCGCCCGCAAATCCGCCGACTTCATGACCGACCTCAACGCATGGAAGCGGAAGACATACCCGTCCCTCTCCCGCTCGAACGTCCGATTCTTTACGCTCGCTCCGAACGGGGAGCTTAAGGAACTTACCTTTACCAGATGACCAACCGCGAATACCTGAGGAACATCCTCAACCAGTTAGCCGGCGAAGTCGCCGCCCTCCGCCCCACCCCTGACGAGTCTCTCCGCGTCTCCGGCGACGACCTTTATCAGCTCCAGATCGCCATCAATGAGGCCGCAGCCGAACTTGAGCGCCTCGACCCCGAGAACATCGAGGAGGCCTATCACATCAAGCCGATTTATGACCGCGTGAAGGCCGTCATCGCCCATGAGCGCGTCCTCCGCAATCAGCTCGACCGCGTGGCCCTCGCCGCGGACAACGCCATCGACCTTTGCAACCTCCTTTCGGCGCACGTCGAAGAGTACAACCCGAGCGAAGACGACGCCGCCCTCTGACCTTTCCCACCATGCCACAAATCCACGACCGCAAAGAATACCGCGCCTTCCCGGCGCTCAACCAGTCCGCCGCGAAAGTCCTCGTCGGCAATTCGCCGGCCCACTATCAGGCCTATATCAACACGCCCCAGGAAGAGACCAAGGCCCTCAAGTTCGGAACCTTCGTTCACTCGGCTGTCCTCGAGCCGCACACCCTTAACGACCTCTACGTCACCGCCCCGGATTGTGATCGGCGGACTAAAGAGGGTAAGGCTATCTGGAGCGAGTTTGCCACGGCCAACGCCGGCAAGACCATCCTCGACTATGAGGAGTCCGCCCTCGGCCATCTCGTCGCCTCCTCCGCCCGCCATGCGCTGAGAGTCCACGGCGTGGAGTTTGAGGAAACGGAAGTCATGTATCACGTCGATTACAACGGCGTCCCGCTCAAGGCCGCCATCGACGGCGTGGCCGGCGACTACCTCTGGGACATCAAGACCACAGGCGCCGGTGAAGCGACTCCCGCTGGTATGCTTAAGAGCATCCGCAATTATCGCTACAACCTCCAGGCCTATTGGTACCGCCTCGTCTACGAGCTCGCCACGAGCAAACGCCCCCTCGGTTTCCGCTTCCTCTTTATCGAGAAGGAGCCCCCGTTCGCCTGGTCGATATGCGAAGTCGGCCCCGACCTGATGTCCTACGCCGTCTCCGACTTCGAGAAGGCCGTGACCCTTTACAAGTCTTGCACCGAGTCCGGCGTCTGGCCGTCCTACACTCAGGAGATTCAGGTCATCGACGTGAAGTCCACGACTACCGCCGCCCCCATTAACTTCGCCTAACATGGAACCCAACAACGACCGCAAGCCCCTGAAGTCTATCGAGACCGCAGGAACCTATAAACTCAAACTCATCAAGCCCGCCTTCGATAAGATCCGCGCATGGGAAGACGGCACCGTCTCCTGCCGCCTCTTCTTCCTCGACGACCAGGGCAACTGCCTGAGCAAGTCCTTCTCCTCGAAGTGGGGCAAGCCGCTCGCCATGCTCGTCGGCAAGTTCTCCGGCAAGTTCACTGAAGAGCTGCGCCTAGATGCCACCCCCGCCGAGTTCATGGAGTACATCACCCCGGCCTGTGGCAAGACGTGCCTCCTCGGCGTCGAGGCCGAGCCCTCCGGCGAGTACAACGGCAAGCCTCAATACAAGTACAAGCTGACGTACCCGAAGGGCAGTCAGAAGCCCGTCGTCAACGACCTCCCCAACCCCGAAGATGTCCCCTACTGATGAACAACCTCGCCAAGATCCGCGAGGCCCTAATCGACGCGCTGCTCAAGGCGCCCGACCTTAACCTCCGCCGCGTGCGCCGTCGTCTCGGGCTCTCCGGCCGACAGACCCGCATCGCCTCACGAATCGCAAAAGCCATGCGCAAGGCACAAGCCGAATAAGCACCTTAATCCGTTCACTAACATCATGAAAATATGCCCAAACTCTATTAATGAACTTCGCAAACTTGCCGACATTATTGAAATTATTGGAGGGAGCGGCTGTCACCTAGAACGAAGTGAACAGAACCCGGAAGAGTATTGGAGCTGGTGGAGGTTTAGCGGCGAAGCCGGTATCACCCTGAAGGTTAACGACGAAAAACAAAAGTGGTTCTGCTTTAATTTACGAAAAGGTGGAGATGTTTTTCAGTTCGTTATGAAGGATAAAGGGATAGACCATGAAGAGGCAGTAGCTTGGGTGGCTGAACATTATAAGTTCAAACTCAATTATGTTTCACCGACTGCAAGCGAAGGCCGCACGTCCATGTCCGCCCCGACCCTTGTCCTGATCTCCGGCTTCGCAAGGGCGGGGAAGGACACCCTCGCCTCGGGCATCCTCGAATGGTCGACCCGTCCGTCCCGCAAGACGAACTTCGCCGACTACCTCAAGGACGCGGGGAATGACTTCCTCATGTCCCTCAACCTGGAGGGCAATTTCCATGACGACCGATTTAAGACCCTACATCGGGATTTCCTCGTGGCCGGTGGCCGTCTCGCCCGCTCCCTCGACGTCAACATCTTCGCCAAGAACCTAGCCAACTTCTGCCCGATCCAGATGGCGCCCGGTGAACTGGCCCCCGAGACTGTCGTATGCAGTGACCTTAGGTACGCTAACGAGGTCGCCGTCTGTCAGGACGTGCTCATCGACCTAGGCTGGAAGGTGCGCACAATCTACGTCGCCACGGCCGGCATCGGCCCCGCCAACCAGGAGGAGATGGACAGCATCCTCGAGATCCGCGAGAAGCACGCCTTCGACCTCGAGCTGACCTTCGCCCCTAATACGCGGAATACCATCATGCAGGAGGGCCGCTATATCGCGAAGACATGGAGGCTCTAATCATGAATGACGACCTGACCATGGACGAGCGGATCGCGTGGGCCAAGCGCTCTGGCCTGACCGACGAGCGCATCGCCTTCCTGCTCGCCTGTCCCAAGTACACCCGCACCGGGCGTAAAGACCAACCCGCCTACATCAAGACCGACAACCCTAACCACCATCTCCAGAAACTCGGCGATTGCTGGTGGCTGCGCATCCGCCGGCGGAAGACGAACATCGTCCACAACCTGGGCAAAGACCTCGAGACCGCCCGCAAGAACCGAGACGAGATGCTCGCGGCCTACGACGCCGGCAAACCCATTCCCCATTTAAACCAATGAGCATCATCCGATGGGTGGCAGCAGGAGACAATCACGGTCAGCTAGTGGACGGAGAAACGCAGGACGCGCTGGCCTCGTTCATCGGCCGCTGGAAACCCCAGCTCCGCATTCACACCGGCGACTGCTTCGACTTCGGCGCCTGGAGACGCGGCGCCACCCCTGACGAGCAAGAGGAAGGCATTAGCGACGACCTCAAGCACGGGAATTATTTCCTGCGCAAGGTGCTCAAGCCGACGATCTTCATGCAGGGCAATCACGACATCCGCGCCGAGGAACAGATGCTGTCCCGCAACGGTGACCGCCGAGAGAACGCTATGCACGCCGTCCAGTCATACACCGATACGCTTCAGGCTATCGGCTGTAAGGAGTTCCACCGCTACGCCGTGAAGGGCAAGACGGCCGAAGGGGTCAACCGCTTCCGCGTCGGCAAACTTACCGGCACGCACGGATTCAAAACTGGCGTGGCCGCCACCCGCGAGACCGCCCGCACCCTAGGCCGCCCAGGGGACGTCGTCATTCACGGGCACACCCACGACTTCTCCCTTTGCACGATTGAGCACCTCGAGGCCGCGATCGTCGGCGTCTCGGCCATGTGCTGCATGGACATTAACAAAGCCGACTACGCCCTGCGGCGCCTAGCGACGACCAAGTGGGTCAACGGCTGGCTCCATGGGGTCATCGACGAGAAGACCGGCGACTGCAAGGTCTGGACGGCTCACCGCTTCCAAGGTAAGTTTATCTGCTCGACCGCTTACGACCTGATCTGATGAAGCCCAAGGACTACGCCGCCTTACTGATGCGGAACCAGATTAACGCGCTGCCGAACTGCGACGACTATACCCCCGAAGGTTGGGTCAAGACCACGGAGGTCATCCAGCTCTTAGGCTATAACACCCGCGCCGGAGTCGCTTTGCCGCTCGCCCGCATCGTCAAGGCCGGCTTCGCGGAACGGAAGACCGTCAGCCGGAATCGCTTCATCTACCGCCTGTCGCCCAAGTGCAAGACCTGGCCCGCCGCCAAGGCCGCAGCTGAAGCCGCCCGCAAGTTCAAGGCCCCCGCCGGATGGGTCACCCTCTCCGAGTACGCCCGCAAGCACGACCGCACCGTCCGCGGCGTGCAATACCGCATCGACGGCACCTCAATCCCTGTCCGCATCCTCCGCAATCCCCGGAGCGTCCCCTACTACCGACAGTCAGACCTCGACCGCGTCTGCCGTTAAAACATTTGACGCAGGGCATCCACGCCCCCATCCCTCCCCTCCTCTCTTCTCATGATCCCGCCGAATAACGTCGCCGCGGAACGCCACCTTATCGGCGTCCTCCTACGCGAAGCCCTCCCCTTCCCGCCCGACCTCAAGGCCTCCGACTTCTTCGAGCCAGCCCACCAGGACATTGTCGGCGCAATCCTCTCCCTCGCCGTCGACGGCATCACGGCTGACGAACTGACAGCCACCCAGAAGCTGCGCGAGATGAAGTCGCCGGTCGAGGCCGGCACAGTCTCGCTCCTGGTCAGTGACTCCGGCTCTTCGACCTATCGGCAGGAACATGTCGACCTGATCACGAACGCCGCCCTTCTCCGTCAGGCCTCCGACATCGCCGCCCGGGCCACCAACCCCGATGCCCTGCTCGACCATTATGCCCGCCTCGCCGAACAGCGCAAGGCCTCCAAGCGCGAGAAGGACACCGGCGAATGGTTCGACCTCGACGCCCTCGACGCCTTCAACCCGCTCGACGACCCCACCGTGCTCGTCGGCAAGGCTCGACGCTGGCTCTGCCAAGGTTACGCGGTCAGCATCGTCGGCTTCTCCGGCACGGGCAAGTCTTCCCTCATGATGCAGATCGCGACGTCCTGGGCCCTGGGGCAATCCGTCTTCGGTCTCAGTCCCGTGCGCCCGCTAAGGACATTGATTCTTCAGGCCGAAAATGACGGGGGTGACATTGCGGAGAGTTGGCAAGGCTCGACGTGCAAGATGACCGAGAGTGAGAAGACCAGGCTCAAGCAGAACATCGCCATCGTCCGCGACACGAAACACATCGGCACGGCCTTCCCTGAGTTCCTCGAAAACCTCATCGTGCGCCATCAGGCCGAGGTCGTCTGGATTGACCCGCTGCTCGCCTATGCCGGCTTTGACATCGCCGACCAGTCCCTGACGACCGACTGGCTCCGTACCCAAGTAGACCCGGTGCTCAAGCGAACCAAGTGCGCCATGATCTACATGCACCACACGACCAAGCCTAAGTCTGCCGACGACCTGGACACCATGACGCCCTCTCAGCTCGCATACCTAGGAGCGGGGAGCGCCGAGTGGGTAAATTACAGTCGAGACGCGGGGTTTTTGTACCGTACCAAGGGCGAGCCTGCCCGGTACAAGTTCGGCTTCTCCAAGCGCGCCTCCCGCTGCGGCCTCGAAGACATGGAGGGCAACTGGGCTAAGTCCGGGTTCGTCTACCTCCAACATTCGCCCGAGGCCAAGGTGCTACGCTGGGAGTATGCCCAGACCGCTGGCTCCGACCCCGCCCCCAAGCGTACCGATTCCAGCCCCGCCAAGGGGTCTAGGAGCCGTCCTGACTACGTCTGAGGGGTAGGACACCTTTCACCGCCTAAATGACCCTCCAGACATCTAATCATGACCTCGTCGCTAGGGTATGCAACTCCGTCTACCCTAGGGTAGTTATTTATACTTCTACCCCCTATGCTGGCGCACGGGGGAAGATAAATAATATTCAGGCCGCACCTTACCGAGTTAACGCCCCATGCCCCGGATACTGACCGACAAGCAACGGGCCTACCTCGCCCTCAAGCGCAAGATCTCCGAGCGGCGCAAGTGGCTCTGGAAGCACAAGCGCAAGACCATGGAGAAAGGCCGCGTCAAGGCGACCGCTGAAGCCACCGAAATCAGAGACAAGGCTAAGACCTACCTCCTCGAGACCGTCAGAGATTGGCCGGCAACCCTGACACCCTCGCAGCTCGACGCCCTGCTCCTGGACATCCCCTATACCCGCAAGGGCAAGAAGCGCCGTAAGCGCCGAGACTCCCTAATCCGCCGGCTCCGCCTCCTCGGCCTGATTGATTACGTCCCAAGGGAGAACACCTGGTACAACCTTTGCACATTGCCCCCGTCAAAACCTTCTGCACCGTCCGAGATGAATGACCAAGGCCCGACTGAATGACCTGACCGCTCCGGCGGAAGAGGCACGGTCTTTCGACTCATGGTTCTTCTCTCAGCCCAAGAAGGTGCAGGAGAAGATGCGCAACTCCGGCGTGCTGCCTTACCGCGAGATGGTTCAGTCTCGGCACGTCTTCAAAGTGAAGGATGAGCACACGGCCTGGATGAACACCGGCAGAGATGAGCACCTCGAGGTCGATGCGTTTATAGCTCGAGACCATGTGGCCGTCATGCTGAAGGCCTTTATCGATGCCCTGGCTATGTCCAACAATTTCCAGTTCCGCCGGCACGTCGAGCTCATCAGATGGGCGCTCAGTCTTCCCGGCTGTCTGTCCTCGCGTCTGATCGGCCGCATGTATGGCAAGAGCCATGAGGCCATGCGCAAGCGGGCACGGGCTATTCAGTTGTCGGTCAACTCCGATGCCCACGGCTTGTTCCCTCACTGCAACTCCAAGCGAGATAAGATGCGCGTATCGTTCGACCGTCATATAAGCTCATAACAAATGATTGACCCTCGTTTACATATGAAAGCGTTCAATCGTATCAGCGTCGGCACACCCGCCAACCCCACTAAGGAATCTCTTTTGAGCCTTATTCCGTCGCGTTGGACGACACCTGCCCTTCTTTTATACGAGGGCAAACGAAGGTTTTGACCAAAACAGCAAACGCGGGAACTCCAGCACTCAGCCATGACGCGTAAACTCAGCAACCTCGAGATCGGCACGGCCTTGAACATCACGCCGCAGCGCGTGAGCGTGCTCAAACGCGAAGGCCTACCGACCGACAGCATCGAAGCCGCCCTGGCATGGCGAGCAGCTCGCGAGGAGCAGCGCAAGGCGAAGGCGCCGAAGGCCGCGCCGGCGCAGCTCGACGACGGGACGCTGGCCGACACGATCAGCGAACACCGGGCGCTCGTCGGTCGGGCCCGCGGCGTCTGGCTTGCGTCGATGGAGGGAGGCGACCCGAACCAGGGCAAGTACCAGACCGCATACAACCAGAGCCTGAAGACGCTCGTCGCCCTCGAGGAGGAGCAGGAGCGTCGGCTCATCCTGGCTAAGGAGTACATCGCCGCAAAGGAAGCGAGCGAGGCCATGCGTCAGCTTATGGGCGAGGTCGTCAACCGTCTCGACAAGCTGGCCCTCGACGTGGCCGAAGGGTGTAACCCCGAGAACCCGGCGAAGGCCGTGAAGGCGCTCGAGACTTGGGTACGCAAGACGAAGGCCGACCTCTCCGCGAACGATGAACAAGACTGACCTCCTCCGCGTAGGCCGTGACGTGCTCCGGCCGTCCGACTCCGGCGACGTGGTCGAGTGGCTCGAGGAGAACGTGCTCGCCATCCCCGACTCGCCGATGCCTGGGCCGTTCCGATCGGAGCGCACGCCGTGGATCGCGGAGGCCTTGCGCATCGCGGCCGACCCTGAGACGCGGATGCTCACCGTGCTCGCCAGCATCCAGTCCGGCAAGTCCCTCTTCGCCCGCCTGTTTACTTGCCACATCATCGCGAACGCTCCCGGCCCTACCTGTGTTTTCCAAAGCACGGATGCGGAATCTAAGGACTTCGCCCTTCGCTACCTCCGCCCGGTCTGGAACAACTGCCCGCCGGTGAAGGCCCGCATCTCGGTCGACGACATGGATCGCTCGACGACGACGGACTTCGACCGCATGACGCTCTACTGTCGCGGCCTGTGGAATGAGTCCAACCTTCAGCGCCTTTCGCTTCGATATACAATTGCAGATGAATGTTGGATGGCACCTCCCGGGCACCTTGCCGAACTGAGCGCGCGCGTCACTGCGTTCGGCTGGATGGGCAAGCGAATCTTCATGTCCCAGGGCGGACGGGCTGGGCAGGAATTCCATCAGCTGCATGAGTCGACCGACCAACGGGACTGGAACATGCGTTGCCCCAAATGCGACACGCTCCAGCCCTACCTATGGGAGCAAGTTCGCTTTCCCGATGACGCCAAGTTGACCGGCTCATGGGATTTACAGAAGGTCAGCACCGGCACGACCTACGAGTGCGCCTCATGCCAGGAGCGACTGCCCGACAATAATGCCACGCGCCTCGAGGCCAACCGCCGCGGCGCCTTCGTGGCTACGGCAGCGTCGGCCAACTCCGGGCACATCGGCCTACACTGGAACAGCCTTGCGTCGATGAGCTGGGGCGAGCTGGCCGTGATGATGATCAAGGCGAAGGAGGCCGCAGACATCTACGGCGACGAGGACGCCCGCCGCCAATTCAAACAGAAGCGGCTCGCTCTCAGCTGGGCCGAGGAGGGCGGAGAGATCGTGAACATCGCCCAGGCCGCGAACTATAACATGACCGACGACTGGGACGGGGAGTCAGTGATCACGCCGAAGGGCAGGGTCGTCGACCGCGAGGGAGCGCCGGAAGGCTCCTTCCCTTTTCGGACGGCCGGCGTCGACGTGCAGCGAGGCCACTTCTTTTGCGCCATCCGCCGATGGAGCCGCACCGGGCATAGCCGTCTCAAGGCCTTCGCCAAGATTGACACATGGCAGGACGTCGAGGCCTTCATCAAGAAACACGGCGTACATCAAGCCCTGGTCTGCGTGGACTCAGGAGACGCCGCGCAAGACGTCTATCGGCAGACCGCCATGCGTGGCTGGAAGTGTGCAAAGGGGTCGGGTAACGAAGACTTCTCGGTCACGGCAAAGGACGGCAAGCAGACCCGCCGCTTTTATTCTGACAAGCAGACGATCATGGTGCCCGGTCTCCAGGCTAGGGCCGTCCTGATCGTGTGGTCGAACCTCGCCGGCAAAGACCTCCTGCACGGCCTACGCTCTCGGAAAGTATTCACCTACTCCCTCGACGCCGGTCAAGACTACGTCGACCAGATGAACGCCGAGGTACGCGTGAAGGACAGGCGCACGGGGAAGCCGCAGTGGCTGCTCCCTCAGGGGAAGAAAGATAATCATGCGTTCGACTGCGAGCTGCTCGGCCTCCTGGCCGCCGTCCGCTGGGGCATCGTCGGCAAGGAAACAACCGAAACCGACTTGCCTTCCGCGTGAACCCGGGGACACTGCACCTAAGCGGCGGCGCCGATAGTTGCGGGAAGAAGAGCTCGTGGCGTGGATATGGGCGCCGCCGCCCCCTCCGTTGCCAATTACCGCAGGATTAAATGGCACAAGGAATCTTCATCGGCCTGACGGAATGCGAATTGCTAGACCTCAAGGCCAAGGCTCTTCAGCTCATCATGGACGGAAAGACCCTCATGAGTTACAGTGACTCCGGCTCTTCCGCAACCAAGGCCTTCCCAGGCATGACCCCGAAAGAGGTCTTGAACGAGGCGATGTTCGGCCTATCTCGCCTCGATCCGGGCAAGTATGGTCGCCGCTCGACGATGGTTTACACCCGATGGGATAACCGTTACGAATAATCTATGGCCCCCCGCAAGAAAGACCTGAAGCCCAAACCTTCCGCAAGGAAGAAGCCGACGACCGCCCCTCAGGCCGCGTCGCGCGGGGCCACGTTCAACAACCAGTACAGCGGGAACCAGTGGGGCTCCACCGTCCAGACCTATGCTCGCCGCGTCATCTACGCTCCGCAGCCGGACGACATGCGCCGCGACCTCTCGCCCTGGGATCGCAATGAGATGGTCAAGAAGTGTCGATGGGCCGAACGCGAGTCCGCGCTCTTCCGCCAGATCCTGAACGACCTTTGCATCTACGTCGTCGGCGACGGCATCAAGCCTCAGTCCCACACTGACAACCCTGAGACGTCCCGCCTTTACGAAGAATATTTCGCCCGCCAATCCAAGCGCATCGACGTCTCCGGCAAGTCTTTCTATCAGTGTCAGTCCATCCTAATCCGTGCGCTTATCCGCGACGGCGACGCCTTCGCCCTTAAGGTCGTCAACGGAGACCGCGCCCAGGTGCAAGTCGTCGAGGCCCACCGCGTAGGAGACCCTACCGATGGCGATACCCCTGACGGTTGCTGGGACGGCATCGGCTTCGGCAAGTATAACGAGCCGACCTATTATAACGTATACAAGGCCGACGGCTCCTCCAAGAAGGTCGAAGCCCAGTCGGTCATGCACGTCATGGACACCGAGACGGCCTCCGGCTCCCGCGGCGTCCCCGTGCTTCAGTCTAGCCTGAACGCTGTCCAGGACGTGAAGGAGATCCTCGAGCTCGAGCGCCGCGCCGTAAAAGATAACGGCGACGTGACCCGAGTCATCAAGAAGGGCTCAGGCTTCCTCGACGACGACGCGGCCTCCGAGATCTCCTCGAGTCATAATAACGCCGAGATCATCGCAAGCCAGATGGGCGGCAAGGCCATCGTGCTCGAATCCTCCGACTCTTTCGAGTCCTTCGAGAGCAAGCGTCCGAATAGCACCTTCGTCGGCTTCCTCGCGGCCCTGGAGAAGGACATCTGCTCCGTGCTCCCTTACGAGTTCGTGAAGGACGTCACCGCCGCCGGCGGGGCCGGGGTTCGTCTGGTCACCGCGAAGAGCGCACGGGTCTTCGGGAAATATCAGAATGTAATTGTGGAGGCCTTCTGTCAGCCGACTTGGGAGTATATCATCGCCGACGGCATCGCTAAGGGCGAGATTCCTGACGACCCCCGCTGGTGGGCCGCCTCTTGGACGACCCCGAAGTCCGTCACCGTCGACGCCGGCCGCGAGGCCGCGAATGACCGGGCCGACATCGAGATGGGCCTCATGTCCATGTCTGAGCTCTACGGCCAGCGCGGCCTCGACTTCCGCTCCGAGATGGAGAAGCGAGCCGCCGACATGGCGCACATCCAGAACTTGGCGAAACAGTACGGCATCCCGTTCGAGCTGCTCTTCCGCCCGACTAACACCCCGCTCGGAACGGTCGCCCAAGTCGACCAGGCTGAACCGCTCCCCGGCACCAACCTTAACGAAAAGAAATGACCCGCTTCCTCTCCCATGCACTCAAGGGCCGTGAGCCGATGCTCATCGACCCGTCCAAGGCCCAAGACTTCGCGGTCATGGCCGACAAGTTCGGCTTCTCCGATATGCTCGCGCAGATCTTCGGCGTGGCCCCTGCCCCGTATATCCAGAACGGCGTGGGCGTCATCCCCATCGTCGGTTTGATTTCCAAGGGCGTCAGCCCTCTCGAGCGCATGATGGGCGTGACGGACGTTAACGAAATCTCTGCCACGCTCGACGCGATGGCTGCCGACCCTGCGGTTGAGAAGATTGCCTTCAACATCTCTTCCCCTGGCGGCACGGTCACCGGCGTCGAAGAGCTCGCCAACAAGATCCGCGACGTGGGCAAGCCGACGATGGCTTACACTGACTCCGAGATGGCCTCGGCCGCATACTGGCTAGGCTCTCAGGCAGACCGAGTCGTGGCCAGTCCCTCGGCGACCGTGGGCTCCGTAGGCGTCTACATGGCCATCCCTGACATGTCCAAACTCTACGAGTCCCAGGGCGTGCGCATGGTCGTCATCAAGTCCACGGGCTCACCGCTCAAGGGCGCCGGCATCGAGGGAACGTCCCTCTCTGACGAGCAGATGGCCGACCTTCAGGCCTCGGTCGACGGCATTCATGAAGACTTCAAGGCCGCCATCCGCGGCAAGCGCAAGATGGTCGCCGACTCCGCCCTCCGCGGTCAGGTCTTCTCCGGCAAGCAAGCCGCCGCCCAGGGCCTAGTCACGGGCTTGGCCGACTCCTTCTCCAAAGCCCTAGCCTCCTTCTAATCCTATGCCCCGCATCTTCACCGACATCGACGACACCCTTCTGAAAGACGGCCAGCCCGTCGAGCGCGTCATCGACTACATCGACTCTACCGCCGAAGAGGTGGTCGTCCTGACCAACCGCCCCGAGTCCGACCGCGAGAAGACCGTGGCCGACCTCGCCGCCACCGGCCTTGAGTACCAGGAGCTCATCATGAATGACGGTTCCGAAGAGGCGCCGGTCTTCAAGGCCCGCGTCATCAAGGAACGCCTCGACGCCGGCGAAGTGGTCGACCTGTTCATCGACAACCGCGCCGACAGCCGCGAAGCCGTCGCCGCCCTGGGCGTCGAAGTCATGGATCCCGCCGCCGTCCCTGAGGTCGTCGAGTCCGAAGAGGAAGTCGAAGACGAGGTCGAAGAGGCCGTCGTCCCCTCGGCCAAGGTTGCCAATTTCCGCAGGACTAGCATGACCATCGAAGAGCAACTCGTCCAGGCCGCCGCCTCGCTTGCGGGCCTTACCGCTGAACGCGACGACCTCCGCACCACTGTCGAGAAGATGACGGTCGGCGCCTCTGCCGAACTGGAGTCCCTCAAGTTGGAAGCCGCCGCTTCGTCATCCAAGGTCTCCGAACTGACCGCCGCCCTGGAAGCCTCCGCCAAGGAAGCCTTCGAGCTGAAGGCCAAGGTCGCCGAGCTCGAAGGCTCGAAGGCCACCGCCTCTAAGGAAGCCGCGAAGATCGTCGCCTCCTTCGGCACCGAGCCCGTCGAACTTCCGAAGGGCGACTCCCCGGTGAAGATGAGCAACGCCGACATCAAGGCCGCTTATCTCGCTCTCCCTGCTGGTCAGGCCCGCATTGCGTTCTTCAACGCGCATAAGGCCGCTCTCATTTCTTTCTAACCCTCACTCCCTAAACACATATAACTATGGCTACCGTCCTCCCTACCGCTCCGGCTATCCTGTCTGACTACATCGTCCAGACCGTCGCCGGCAAGCTGCCCATCCTCAACAACGTCTCCACCAACCTCTCGGCCTCCGTCGGCCGCGCTGGCAAGACCGTCTTCGTCCCGATCATGGGTTCTGGCACGGCGTCGGAGTTCAATAAGGCGACCAACACCCTCGCCGACGTCGATGGCGCTACGATGACCTCCTCGAGCGTCACCCTGAAGCACTTCAAGTACGTCGATGAGTTCAGCCCCCTGGACATCCAGGAGTACGGCATGCAGTACCTCATCAACGCTTACGCGAAGACCGCCGCTCAGGCCATCGTCGACAAGTGCTGGGAAGAAATCGGCGCCGTCTTCACGACCGCCAACTTCGCCACTGAAGAGATCGTCGCTATCGGCGACTTCGGTTATGACGACGTGACCCAGGCCCAGTTCCTCCTCGACACTGCCAAGGCCGGCGAGCCCCGCTCGTTCCTCCTCGGCAACGGCTACCTGAAGAGCCTCCGCAACTCCGCCTCGCTCGTCTCCTCCCTGAACCCGAGCGCCAACACCATCGTCACCACCGGCAACGTCGGTCAGGTCGCCGGCATGGACATCTACCAGTGGAACCAGATCCCGAACGTCGAGAATCTCGCGGGCGTGGCCATGGGCCCGGATTCCCTGCTCGTCGCGACTGGCGTGCCGATGGCTGAAATCGCCGGCTTCAACGCCAGCGTCGCCACGGCTGAGTCGGGTCTCTCCGTCCAGGTTCTCGTCGGTCAGGCTGAAACGGGCAACATCCGTTGCATCGCTCAGATCCTCATCGGCGCGAACAAGGGCCGCGGCACCTCGGCTGTCCGTTACGTCACCGCTGCCTAAGCGGCCTGACATCGAAAACGGGGGCTCCGCAAGGGGCCCCTTTTTTGTGCCTGTTTGCCAATGGCCGCAGGGTTATGAGTTTATACTCTGAGTTCCTGCCTGACGCGAAGGAGATGATCGCAGACTTCGGCGTAGCCGGTTCGGCCAACTCTGGGGCGATTACATTCAAGTGCCTTATCTCCGACCCCGCCGTGCAGACAGTGCTCGAGGCTGGGGGCTATATGGAGCGTACCCAGTACAACGTCCGCCTCCCCGCCGCAACGGCCTCCTGGAGCCTCCCAGACGGGTCTATTGGGGCATCCACGGCCATCATCGTGTCAGGCTCCCCCATCCCCTCGCTCGCTCAGGGCAAGAAGATCGTGGCCGGCGGGAAGACCGTCCGCATCACGACCCAGACCTACAAGCCCGCCTCGGCGTGGGTGACCCTCGTCGTTATCGACGACAACCAGTAATGCCTTCCAAGGTCTCCATCGAGCCGAAGTCCCTGGCTCAGTTCGTGGAGGCCTGTCGTCAGTTCGCGGCGCAGACCCGAATCACCATGCGCGACGCCGTGCTCGAGCAGGGCATGCTCGCCTGTCAGGACGCGGCCAAGTTTACCCCTCCGCTGGTCAAGGGCGGGGGCGGGGGCCTTACCCCTGGAGCCAAGAAAGCGGGCCTCGGCGCCGTAGCCGGCGACATCTCCAAGATTTTCGTGGCCGCTAACGACTCCTCGGCGAAGGGCGTAGCTGGAAACCTCGTCAATCAAATGGCCTTCGCGGTCAAGGCCGGCGACTTCGGCACCTTCTCGCGACTGACCGAAGGGGGAAGGCTCTCCGGCATGCTCGGCCAGCGCAGCATCCTCTCGAAGATTGCTAACGACGCCGACAAGCAGCGGGCCTTCTCCAAGGCCAAGAACTTCTTGAACCGAGCCAACCCCATCAAGAGCGAGTACGGCACGCAAGGTTTCGCCCGCGATCTGCGGACGATTCATGACCAGGTCAAAGGCAAGTTCGGCGGGCGCATCAAGCAAGGTCGCCGCCCGGTCACCGCGAAGCTGCTCGTGCAGGACAAGTCCGAGTTGCAAGAATACATTGAGCGCCGTCAGGCCATGGTCGGGGCGGTCAAGTCAGGTTGGGCTAAGGCGCTTGCCAGTCTCGCTCGCCCTAAGGACATGAACGGCCAGCAAGGCGAGCCCGGTGCCGAGCTGCGGAAGGCCTCATGGATTACCTCGCATTCTGGCGTACCTGGTACAAACATCTCTACCTTCACCGACAAGATCGCTGAAGTCTCCGTGACGAACACCCTAGGCAACATCAACGGCATCGCCGACGACGCGGGAGTCCTCGGCCTCGTCTACGGCAACCGCGTGAAGCAGATGCCCGCCATGATCCGTTACCGAATGAAGAAACCCGTCGACAAATTTAACCGCAAATAACATGGCCTTCACCAAATCCATCCGCCACATCGTCGAGGGCACGCTCGCGACCTACCTCACCGCCCAGGCTGGGCTCGCCGGCGT